GCCCCGCCAATGGTGGAAAGCTACTCTAGATAAGCTCCAAGAGGGACATGGCGATTGGTTCACCCGCCGCATGTTCGACGAAGCCCACACCCTTATCAATTTCTGACACAATGAAACTAGAACTCGCACTTCCCTATATTCACCCCGCCATGAATGGCAAATACTGTGACGAGAAAAACGGCGCAAACTACATGCACGTTGTCATGCTCAAGACCCTAAAAGCCTACATTTACCACATGCGCGACTTCGGCCTGCCCTACTACAATTACCAAGAAATAGAAGGAGCAAAAGAATTTCTGGAAGCCATGAACTTAGCGGCGACTCAATACATAAACAAAACCTATTAAGGGACTAATCATGCGCTACAAATTAGCTTGGAGAACCGAATTAAACACCGCCGATATTCTGTTGGTGGCAGAGTTCACATTCCCATTTCCCCACTTAGATTACCTAAAAATCGGCCAACTAATCCGGAATAAAAAAGGCATATTCTCTATTCGATTGGATGACGAACACCGCAACTTCCACAGTGCTGCTGTTCATAGATTCGTAGGCGAAGAATTTGCCGAAGAAATCCAAGAGTATAAAAACGAGAACTGGAAAACTTTGTTTGGGAAACCCAGAAAACCCAAAGAAGTCGCTGTAAGCCGTGAACTCACAAACCCAGAACTGGCCGTTACCAAAATCCTACTAGCTGCCATTGATGCTGCCGCTGCCGCTCGCTGCGACAGGCATGATGACCTACCACCTAAACCAGAACACGAACAAGTATTCTCTGCCTTAAACGATGCTCAAGAAGCCCTCTACGGCTTCTTCCACGAGAGCACTTCCCAAGGAGCCAAGGAGGGCAAAGTTGACTTATCCCCCCTCTTAACCCACACTAACCCCACTTAAACCCGCGAAACCCGATGACCACCGCCACAATTGAATTACCACAGGAGCTTTACGCCCGCGCCGAACAGACCGCCAAGGCCCAGCACATTGCGCTGTCCGACCTCGTCGCCGATGCTCTTCAAGCTACCGTTAGCCAGCCTTGGATGAAAACCCCGTGGATGAAGACGGCGGGCGCACTCGCAGACCTGCACGAGGAAAACAAGCGCATCAAAGCCCTCATCACCGAAGAGTTCCGCACACTCCCAGATGAAGAACTCGCCCAATGATTATCGACACAAACGCAGCCTCCGATTGGGCCGACGCCACAGGTGAAGCGGTCAAGATAATAGGTCTTACCTCCCGCCGCGTCATTCCCGTCACTGTCTTAGGCGAGTATCTGTATGGTATTAAAGGCTCTCGCTACCGTGCACGTTACGAACAGTGGCTTAAGGAAACGCTTCCCTTCTGTGAAATCCACTCAATCACTCCGACGACCGCAGAGATTTACGGACAACTGCGCCACGATTTGAAGAAAAAGGGGAAGACCATTCCGCCAAACGACCTATGGATTGCGTGCTGTGCAATTGAACTTGGGCTACCCATTCTCAGCAACGACACCCACTTTGACCTTATCCCCGACATTGTGCGCATCCCTTTCAGGGAAGCTTCTTGAAAGCCCCCCCCTTTGCCCGTTCGCTTCATCCATTCCCTACCGAATAGGCAGCCTAAAGCCCGCCCGAAACGGCGGGCTTTTTGTTGGCGTCAACAAAATCGTCACGGGGCGGAGTGGGCTAAATCGAAAAATCTTCTCACCAAGTAGCCCAATCGAAAGGTAACCCACTTTAAAACAGAGGGTTACAATTCGTAATAACTGGGCTAATTTTGCCCCGACCATTCCGAGCGCATCCTCGAAATGGTCGCGGGCCTATCCCCCCAGCACCGATAGCCTAGGAGGCTTGGCCCTACATGCCCAGCACTCCTAGCCAGCGGCTCCCATTGGCCGGATTGAGCACGGGGCGAAACTCTTCGAGTGCACCGCTCGCCTTCGCCTTGCGCACGGCGATCTCGCAGCCCTGTTCCAGAACCTCGCGTAACGTCCGGTTTTGATGCATCACCCACGCCAGCCGCGCCGCCAGATTCAGCGCACATGCACGCACCAGCAGCGGCGGCATCAAGTGCACATCCTCCCCACTCGCGCTCAAATCCCTCACGTAGACGATATACGCCTGCGGGCACTGCGTAAGGAGCCTATCGCCCCGCACCTCATACAGCTTCTGCCACTGTTCATCGGCATCCGTCTCATTGAAACTGACGATACGGATATAATCTTGCGGTAACTGGTAAGCGTAGTCCCAGCCTAGCGGCTTGTCCTTCGGCGGTAACGTGATTTTCGGCAGCTCCACGCCCGCACGCGCACACTTCCACTTGCCCATATTCAAGACCTCGCTCACGGCGGCACCGATAAACCGACGGCAAAGCTGCCCCGTCGTGTTGACCTCCGAAAGCGCGGTCAACTCCGGCTCACCCACCTCCGCCAAAGCCATGTTACAAATGTCCAATCGAGTGACCATGCCCGTTCCTCCTCTAAGTTACGGCTTCCTGCCGAAGGGCGAGGCACCACGCCTCAAAGAGGGGAGGGGGCCCGAAAACCCACCCCCTCCCCGATAACCCGAGACAGCACTTTGGTTCCAACCCGTTACGCTGCCTCTCCCCAAGACTAGGTCACTCGGCGACATACGCAATATAGAAAGTAATCTCGCGCGAGACCGTGACATTACTTTCAAACTCCACGTAGATCGTCTCCTGCCCCGCCTCCAACGGCTGCGGATTAGTGAACTGATCATAGAAGCTTGGGGACACAGGCGGCCCCCAGCCCAGAGTCAAGTTGGTGCGTGCGCCGCCAAGGTCGATCATCTCGGCAAAGGGGCCTATGCCCTCAGCCCCCAGCTTCACCTTCACCGACGGAGTGTCGATTCGATGCACGACTCGCGAGTGCGCGGGAAGCGGGATGCACCCCGCCGTCAACTTCACAAGGTTGATGCGGTCGCCCGCCACCTCCGTTCCCTTAGTCTTATACGGGCAGATTGCGAGCCGCAGCTTCCCATTTGCGTAAGCCGCAGCCGCCTTATGCGGAGCCTGCCCAGCCGGTTGAGTCTGCGCCTCATACAAGATAGAGTTATACGTAGCCATAATTGTAGATTCCTTTCGTTAAATGTTAACTGTGAGAGCCCATGCCGCAGCCCTTACGGATTGCGGTCACAGGCGATAGAAACGACGGTCTTCTCCTGCATCCGAGTCGCCCCGACACTTAACCGCGCGTAGCCCTGCCACGCATAGTTCTTGTCGGCCCGCTCGCTGACCTTCGTCTCGATATCCTTGGTCGTGGAAAGCAGCAGCCCATTCTCCATAAAGGCGAAACACGTATTGATGTTGCTCGCCGGATCATACTGCACCAGCGGGGATTTAATCCAAGTGAAGCCCATGAAGTCATCGACGGTTCCCGCGACCAACGCCTTGATGTTTGCGTAGTCCGCATTCGAGACCTGATCGACGTAGCGCAGCATATCGTCGATCTGCTTGCGGTGCACCACTAGATACGCCTTTGCCCCCGGCATCTGCTCCTCGCTTTCGAGGATACTCTTTGCCTCGATGAGCTTAGACAACGTCAACCCACTATTCACCGACGGCCCCGTGTGCACATAGTCCACCGGAATCTGCTGCGAAGCCGGAAGCGGCACCGCTGAGACTGCGCCGTTTCCACCGCCGATGTCCGCAAACGCTGTCCCAGTGGCCGCAGTGATGATCTCGCGATCCTTCTCGCGATTCAGCGCGAAGACAAACGACTGGAGAATCGGACTCTTCGGATCGATGAGCATCTTCTCCGCATCCTGCGGGTCTACCAGCTCGGAGACCGCATAGTCATTCACGAAGACTGCCCTGCGTTGGTGCTTCGCATCCACACGCGGAGTATCCCCATGCCGAGTCAGAAGCTTCACCGCCTGAGTCTCGCCCAGTTGCTCGAAGAACTGTGTCTTACCTACCTGCGTCACCCGACGCACGCATGCTTGTAGTTTGCTCTCTGTTTGTTGGAGCAAGTGCTCCACTGTGTCATGATACTGCTCGCTAAACGGAGTAGTGATTTGGTATCCCATTTTGCATACGCCCCCGCGCTTGCCCCTCGCTCGCTTTCATACGCGCACGCCGCACCGCAGAGGCCCTTTCATTGATTGAAGGGTTGGTTTTGATGTGTTCCTCCAACCGGCGTCCTTGAGGTTATCGCCCGCTTTGAAAGCGGCGCGGCCTCGCTCGGCTAAAGGCACCCGCCCGAGGGCTCGCGCGTGGCGAGTTATCCCCTGCTCTGTGCACCATTACCCCTACCTCATTAGTTAAGTGTGTCAATGAATTTTACTTAACTAATCAAAGAAAAGACGGCTCACGCGCCAGTTGCACAGCCTTTTGGGACGACGAAGCGGCAACGACGCTTCGCCAATAAAGAGGGTCTACGACCCCACAAAAAAGGACGGCCCCTGCGCTAGCAGGGAGACCGCCTTGCGTGCTGCATCCTGTCGGCGACGTAAGTGGCACTGGTCACTGACCAGAATACATCTGCCCGTAGAGCGACTTCATCTGCGCGATTGCGCGGTCGTGGTCGGGATGGTTCTCGATATTGTAAGGATGTTTCGGGTTCTCGCGAATCGCGCGGATCTGCTCGCGGAAGCCCTCGTCGCTGACCTGGCCCCCATCGCTCACACCCGCACTCGGAGCCTCCTTACTCATCGCGGCCACCTTCGCCATCGCTTTAATAAAGTGCGGACTACGCGACTCCGGCATGTCCGCAAGTGCCTCTTGGGTCAACCCCACCAGAGTCATTCCATAGTCGGCCTGTGCTACGGCCCGCTTCCAGCGCGGCCCATCCACTGGCCCCCACTCCTTGGTAAGCTCCTGCTTTAGAGCCTCCGAATGCGCCTGTGCGGCCTCGGCCTGTGCCTTAAGCCCAGTCGCGATTCCGCTGGCAAAATACTCGGCCACAGCGGCAGCCTGTTTCGCATTGAGCCCCTGCGCGTGTGCCACCTCGCGGAAGCCCGCTAACGCCTCGCCCTCCTTGTCGCCCTCGACTCCGAGCGTGCTCTTCAACTCATCGGGAAGCGCGAACTCGTAGCCCGCAGCCTCTGCCGGTCGCCCCAGCCTCTCGTAAAACGCATTCCACTCCTCCTCGGTCGCATGCTCGCTCGGCAACGCGACCTTGTTCCCATTGGAGTTCATCCGCTCCAAAGTCTCGTAACTCTTCACCAGCGAGGCGAGGCTCTTGAACTTACCCGCAAGCTTCGTGTTCTCGCCTGCCCAGTCTCCACGCGTGAACTGCCCCTCCTTGTCGAGCAGCGAGGAGAAATCAAGGACGGGTTGCTTGGAGTCACCCGAGTTAGGCGACGACGCGCCAGCGAGCGCGTCGCCAGATAAACGAGTCGAAGACTCCTCATTGGGAATAATCGGAGTCGGATCGGCGACAGTATCGGTAAGGGCAGTATCCATAATAATAAAAATTCAGGTCTCAGTTTAAGTGAAATTTGCGCCCCAAGTAGCGCAGCACGGCTTTCTCTGGGTAGTGCTTGATATACCACTCGACAAACTCAGGCGTCTTATCGCCGCGATAGTCAGTGGCTGGAGCCCCCTCGGGCCAATCGCGCTTAGCCGCCTCAATCCTTGGGACTATCTCCTCGGCCCAAATCTGCGCCCCTGTGCGTGTGTCCTCGACTGATGCGTCCCTCTGCTCTGGCGTGGGCTCTTCAGCCGCATTTACTGCGGCAGCGACTGCCCTATTGGTTATCAACTCCAAGCCCTGTGCAAACGCCTCCGGCGAATCAATCACCACCTCTTCATTAGGCTCCGGCACCACCTCGCGGTCAGTGACCGCTTCCATAATGGCAGGCTCCTCGCTGGGAGCCTGTCCTTCGGCTTCGGACGTGGGCAACGCGGCCCTATCAAGGCTCTTTAAGAACCGCACCACCGGCGCACGATACCGCGCCATATCCGGCGCGTAATTTAGCGTGCCATCCGCTTGCACAGTGGCGACTAATTCGTCCCCACGATAGATTTTGTCCTCGACTAACCGGTATTGGCTGCCTGATGCAGCCGGTATGCTTTCGTTACTCATAGTTGTTGGTAAAATTATTGGCGGTATCGCCGTAAGTGTTTTGCTCGTCTGTTTGATATATGCTCAATTGCGCCGCATATTCCGCTTTTAAGTATAAGGGTCTATCCGCACTGTTAATTCCGACTATTATTAAAATCTAAACGTATAGATAACGTTCCTGCATACCCCCGCTCCTTAATCTTATTAAAAGGCACGCGAAGAAAAGTAAACGGATAGTAGAAGTAGTCGTTATAGTAATAGTCGCTATCCATCCAGTCGTAATTATTACTATATACGTTAAACGCGTGAAACCAATGCTCCCCGTCTAAGCTTCCTTTAAACCTATCGAATGGCCAATCATAAGGATCTAGCTCTGATATTTTAGGGAATGCCTGTAAAGAAAAGTGATTTACAAAATAATCCAGCCTCCCAATATCAATATAGTCAGGGTCATCCGCCGTCCCCTTTAGTTCTACCTGCCTGAAAATTGCTCTCATACTCATGATTAATTCCTCCCTTGGGTTATTCAAATTTTGCAGTGACGATTAGCTTGCCCTCGAACGGGCAGCCCACCGGATGAATGACGCGGTAGAACCGGTGCGAGCGCGTCGTATTGTGGTAGATATGGCTCTTAAAATCGCCTATCTTCTTCCACCCATCACGCGGACCTCTTGCGGGCGGCCTTCTTCTACCTGCTCAATTGAGGGCGCATTCTGCTTTGTCGCCTTGGTAGTTGCAGCCCCTTCAGGACGCGGAGGGGGCGACTCCGCGCCATCTTGGCTGCGGTCACTGACCGGCGGCCCCTTTTCTTTATGCTGTGCCTCGCGCGGCTCCCCGTAGACGTCCTTCGGATAAAAGTCGAAAAACACCTCTCGAATCATCGGCTGGCCCACGACGACGACCTCGCCGTATTCGCCCGCCGTAAACGAGCCCTCTTGGATTATTGTTTGGTTCATAAAATTAGCTCTCCCTTGGCTATTTGGTTATAGGCTGTCCGGTCATCCGTAAGATATGCCGCACCACCTCCTTTTGCCCCTCGATGAAGGCCATGTTTGCGTGGTCTGCCCCCACGCGATAGCTCGGAAGCTCCACGCCCTCGCGAAACCCGTAGCGTTGGAATAAGTCCTCCAACACCCGCTCGCCCCGCTCGCCGGAAAACGTCTCCGCGTAGTCGTGCCGCAGTTGGTTTCGCTGCACCTCGCGCTTGGCCGCATCGGCAATCAACTCCGCCTCCGTCGCCTCGCGGTTAAACTGGTAATCGTCTGCGAAAATCATCGTTTAGGTTCTCCTTGTTTATGCGGCAGCCGCTAGTTGCTCAGTCGCCATAGCCTGAGCCCCCGGCCCTAGATTCTTCACTGTGTTACTCATCTGCGCTATCTGCTGGGCCTGCATGGCCTGCGCTTGTGCCTGTTGCTGCGCGGCCATGATTTCCTCGACCTCGGCCTCGCTGCGAATCACGAGCGCGGGCACGCCAAAGTTCTTCGCCATCGTGCGGAATTGATCCCGCCAGTTGACGACATGGATAACGCTCGGGTCTAGCTGCGCGAGTTGCCCGCAAAGCGACATCGCCTGCACCGTGCCCCTATCCTGCATCGCACGCAGCCTCAGCGCGAACTCACCGGTGTAAGCGATCTTGAAAGCGACTCCGCCCTCTACGGAAATATCGACCGGCGGAGCCGAAGCACGCCCGCTGCGCAGTCGAAGCGCAAACGCCCGCTCCAGCAGCGGCCCAAGTAGCTCCGTCGTGATCCTCGAAAACATCGGCGAGAAGTCCGCGATTTTCTCCTGTAGCATCTGCTCAACCTCGAACGCGGTCTTTTGCCGCCGCGCCTCTTGGTCGTTATTGAGCATCTGGAACATCCGCACACTCCACGCCTCCTCGATCCGCGCACGCATCGCCTCCAGCTTGGCCTCCGCTAAGTCCACCCGCACCGGCACCTGCATAAACTCCGGCTTATTGTTCGGGTTACTTGCATCCCAATACGTGATGCCCCCCGGGCGATTGTCGGGCCGATAAGCCGAGTCCTCCGGCATGACCACCGGCGGGTTAATCATCCGCTCGTAGCCCAGCAGCACATCCCGATTCATCCGGTTGATCAGCCACAAGTCCGGCAATACCTCCATCGGCGGCCCATACCCATACGTATCGCCATTGGCCTTCAGCAACCGGCATGCTGCATACGCCATCTCGTAATACCCATCTTCGAGGATTACATGCTTGTCCTCGACGCATACGTAAACACTCGCCACCGGACGCAGAGCCCCCTCGACGAAACCATCCTCGCGCACCGTGTCCGCCTCTGGCGTCTGCGCTGCCGTTCGCGGATACACCGCGTGCACGAACGTAAACTCCTTGTCCTGATCATTCGGATTCTGGCTCTCCAGAGCCTTCCTTACCCCCTTCCCCAGCCGCTCCTTGCCCCATTGCTGCTCCGCCTGCCGCGCCGTCCACTTCCACTCCCGATACACCGTGTCCACGCGCGACTCGTTATCCTCTTGGATGCTAAACGAGCCCACCCGTATCTCCTTAAAATTCAGAAACCTCTCATTGCCCTCCTCCATTGCTATTCAGCAACTCCTCCATCAACGCCTCGCTCTCCACCTCGAACCACCGCTTCAGTTCCGCGCTTGGTTCGCGCTCTACCGACTCAATCTTCGCCCACATCTGCCCCTTCGGCGTCAAGTATTGCAACAACCCAGCGGCAAACGTGCGCAAGCTCTTCCCCGCTGTCGTATCGGTAATCGTCTCTGTCGCATTCTGCCCTTCCGCCTTTTGCGTAATGATCTGCCCCTTGCGCGGCAAACAGTAGTTCGCGCAGCTCTCCCACAGCGTGCGAAAGTTACTCGCCTTGGATTTTAAGGCCGCATTGCGCGTTAGAATCCTGTCAGCAGTGGTCGTCATCGTTAGAGACTGAATACGTTCTGTTTGGGTTTCTGCTGCGCCAGCGGGCTCGTGCCACCCCCTCCGCCACTCTGGTTTTCACCGGCGAGCACACTGGCCATCAGCCCCTTCTTGCGAGCGGCGGCACGCTGCGCATCGCGCTTCTTTCCCTCCGCGTCCGCTTCGCTCGCCAACTCCGCTGCCGGTGCATTCGGCAATGCCTGCACATCCTTACGCGCCTTGCGCTGCTGATTCGCGCTAAATGCCGAACTCGCTAACCCGATTAATGCAGTGGCCCATCCCATAATTGAAGTCCTTTGTTAATTAAATTAAACTTTAATACTTAACTAATGCAACCCCAAATACCCACACACGCGGCGATTCCCCTAATCACTTCGTGAACATAAAGGCACCCCCGCCGCCTGCACCGCTGCCCCCTAGGCCATTGGCGGCCATACCGCCACCGCTAGAGGCTGCGCCACCACCGCCGCCGCCCATGCCACCGAACATCTTGCCTATGTCCCCCATGCCGCCGCCGCCCTGCATTGGATCCATCAGAAAGTTGATGAGTTCCATCCGCCGCGCCCGCTTCACATTCTTGGCCTGCAACCAGTCAAACGCCGCCTGCCGCCGGTATTGCTGCCCCGCACGCATCCCCATCACCTCTTGATCGAGCGCGGAAAGCTCGATTTGCGCAGCCTGCGAGACCTCTACCTCCAGCGGCGAACCCGTGCCTCCGGCTACCCCCGCTGCATTATACAGCGAGCGCGTCCGCGCCTGCGCGTAGGCCCCCTGCTTGCGCTGATCATTCGCCAGCCGCCGACTATCCTTTTCGGTATCCGCCGCCGCCTGCTCAGCCACACGCGCATTGTATTTATGCAACTCCTCCTGCTGCTTATACTGCTCCTGCTTGCCGTAAGCGTCGAACATCCCACCGCCCGCCTTCATTGCCATTTGTGCCCAGCCCATAGTGTCGTCCTCCGTTTTGTTAAAGTGACCATGCGAGTTGTTCGTTAACCGGATGCGTCACCCGCGCACCCGCACGGCTGTATAGCCGCGACAACCCCTTGCTCCCCGTCTGTGTAAACAGCACCCGCGCAGTTTGCGCCTGCGCCACGCTCTTTGCCATCTGCACGGCAAACTCGCACACCTCACGCGCCTTGGGTCTTTGTAGACCCAGAAAAAGGCGGCATGCTGCCGCTGCCATTCCTTGCGAGGCGTCGTTGCCGCCTCGTCACCCAAGGGCTGCGTGACCTCCTCAACCACAATCCCCACACGCGGCAGCAAGTCCCGAGTCGGAGCCCACTTCCCATGTCCCGCGCAGAACGTTTGGAAAACGTCGTAATCCTCATCCTCTCGAAATGTGCGTATGTGCATAGTAATCCTTAAATTCAGTTGCCGGTGATTTCGGCCGTAATCGCCAATCCCAGCAGGCAGAATGGCAGCGGCTTATCCTGTGTAATGACCACCCGCGCGGACTGGTCGTGCCCCAGCGGGAAAACCAGAGGCAAGTTTCCCGAGTAAAGCGGCGGCGTCCCATCCATCGGGTCAGGCGATTGGCGAAAGTTTATCTCCTCCAGCCGTCCCTCGCTCGGCCCAAACTTAACCCCCACGCCTGTATGCAAGAACCTCGGCACCAACTTATGGGCCCGCCGCTGCTTGCCCGCAGTCGAGCCCCTATCGGTATCCAACTCCAAGCGCATCGTCTCAATAACGCCCCTATACGGCAACCCCACGCAGTAGCTGCGCAGCGGGATACTTGCCCCACTCCCGTGGTCGGCCTCCGCCTTTGCCCATAGTGCCTTTGCATTGTCGCGAATCTTGTCCGGCACATGGATTCCCCCGCCGACAACCGTGTAATCGCCCAAAACGATTCCGCCCACACAGAGCCGCAAGACCTCGCCGTTCAAGTGCACGCCTACTGGAACCCCACCGTTCCAGTTATAATCAATCGTGCCCGCCTTGTGGCAGTCTAAATACCGCGCATCGGCTTTGTTGTCCGCCTCCGGCACGAACCGCTCGATAAACCGCTTCCACTGTGTGCCCACCCTCCGCCGCACCACGCACCACACCTCATCGATAGGGCTCCCGTAGACCCCACAGACACTCTCGAAGACCCCATCCAATCCAGTCGTGTATCGCCCCCACGCCATGATCCCCGACTCACGCTCGTAAGTCAGCATCCCAAGGCAGTCGCCCAACGCGACCACGATGCTCGGATCAGGCGAACGCACAAACGCCAAATCCCGCACCCCACCACTCCAAAACAAATGCTCACTTTGCACCGTCAAGTCCGGCGCAGTCATCCCGTCCCGCTCTAAAGAGAAAACCAATTCGCGCAACTTTCTGCCCTGCCGCTGCACAAAAATCAGCATCTCATTGGCCCGCACCGGCCTCGCCTCGCTAGACCCATAGTTCGACTGCGCACGAATCGAAACACTCGTCGCCGACAACGCCTCCGAACCCTCCGCCCCACCACTCATCGTAAATTCACCCCCGCTCGTCCCGATCACGACACGCTGGAGCGCATCCATCCACAAAATCGGGTTCCCCTCTGTCGCCGCGACAACGAAGCCAAACGCATCGTCCGCCTTGTCCCCATACTTAAAATTGTCGAAGTCGCCGCCCTTCGAGCCCCACACCCTCAACGGCTCGCTACGGCTCCCCCCGTAAAGCATCCGCTGCTCGTAAAATGCCACCGCACGCGGGAACCCCCTGTGCGCACTCCACGCACCCTCGCTCCAACGGTCAGTCCACTCCGTCGAGACCGGCTTGTAGTTACCCACCACCACCGCCTGAGCCGTAGTGCCCGAGCTTACCCCCGTCACCCGCACCAGCCCCTTTACATAAGAATCCTTCGTCTCTAGCCGCGCTTTCGAGTGCTTCCACCCCGGAGGCGCATCCCCATTTACCGCGTTCATCGCGGGCGGCCAAAACGGAGCCCCATGCTGCACATACCGGATGCGCATCAACTGCTCGGCATCCTCCTCGTCGATACGCCCACTTGCCGAAATGTTGCGGTCGCTCTGCCCCTTCCACTGCCGCAACACCTCCCACGACGTCCCATTATTCCGACTGCGCTCTAGGAAGATTTCCCCAAACCAAAACTCCGTCGTTAAGAAATCCCACTCGCCACGCACTGCCAAACTCGCCGAAGTATTCACCGAGTAAGGATAAAGGGTTATCTCCACCTCCGCCGCTTGCTTGAGGTGCCGCAGCTCGAAGTAGCCCCCGACATGACCGCTAGTGAATACGCTGCCGCCCTGTGCGCTTAGCTGGTTATTCTCGAACTTCAGTTTCACGCTCTCGTTGATGTTCTCATCGCGAAGTGGCGCGTAATCCCATAAAACCTCGGTAAGTGTCCAATTCGTATCAGAGAGCCGTGACAACTTCCTCGGAGCATACTGCGGGTGCACGATATACATAATATCGTTCACTTGTCGAAATTGTATCTCGAACACCTCGTTATCCTTATAGGGAGTCGTGATTGCCGAAAATACAATCGACGCATCGGCTCCCCTGCGCCCGTGCACATACCTATCGCCAAACTCCAGCACGTAGCGCGTGTTCGTCGAAAACGTAAACGGGATAAGCCGCACCGGCTTCGACCCCGTCCGGCACTCCGCGACGAACTCTAAACCCCCGCGCATCACCGCGCCCCCATGCACCAATGGGCGCATGTTCTCCATTCGCGCACACGCGCTCCCGTAGCCCTGCAAATCGCTGCGCCCATCGAGCAGTGGCGACCATTCGCCGCCGGTGAAATCGTTCTTGAAGACCGTGAACGCCATGCCCGTTACCCCTCCGCTTTTGTCTCAAGTTGAGCCACTCGCTCGGTTAGCGCATCGAGTTCCCACTTATATGCTGGCGTAAGCGGCGCGGGCACCCGCCAGCGCACTTCGCCATTGGGCACGTCGAAAACCTGCGTGTCCGCATCGAGCAAAACCTCGTCTTCGCGCTCCACCCAGCCCACGCGCTCGCGAAACTCATCAATCGTCTCGTCGCGCAAATTCTGCGAGGTCGCTCCCGCCTCTACCTCCACGTAGGGGATATACTCGCCACTCTTTTTGTTATAAATATAGGGTGTCATAATTGTAATTCCTTACACGTAATTTGCGACAATCGTCCCCGCCCCATTCACCGTTAACGTGGTTACATAGCCACTGGGGTTAGCTATCGTGAGGGCCGCCCCACTAGAGATTGTCCAAATATCGAAATAACGGTCTTGGAAGCTAGTCGCGACGTTGTTAATCTTCCACGGCGCAGAAATGGAAATAGTGCTGCCATGAGGA